AGAATTTGATACGACCATGGATTCCCTGGACGGGCTCTAGCCGTGTTGGTCATGCTCATTGACCAAGTTCCAGACCATCCCATATGACCATCAATGGATCCGTTTACCTTGCCGACCTGAAGGTAAAAAGGAATCAAGTTAGTAGGGTATACAGTCCATGTCCAAGCAATCGAAATGTCAGCCGCACTGGTTGCCGTTCTGCTTATGTCTATGTATGGCATTCTAAGTTCCTGCGCTCACATACACCGCCCGGTAAGATGCCCGCCGCACATTGAATAACGTGCTAGATCCGACCGTGTTCTCCTGCACAAACTCAATCTGCGGGATGGCAATAATCCTATAGTTGCCAAGCACTCCAACGCCGTCTGTGTCCATCAGTTTGATGACATCACCCAGCCAGACCGGTCTGTTGCTTACGTTGTAAACCAAGAATGTAGCGTCAAACTCGATGATGGTACGCCCAGTAGTCAAGCGGGTATAGAGCATCAAACAGGCTGCCGTCACGGCATCCAGAGTGTTGAGCGCCGGGTCACGATACTGGTAGCATACAGGCCGCCCCCGCCAGTTTCTAGGCCTTGATGCCGGTGCTGTGTTAGCAATCTCAGCGGCTGAATCTATCTGCGTGTAAGGAATAAAGATGCCCGTGTTAGGGTCTTGACCGATGACCGTTACCTGCGTACATTCCGGTTCTTCATTGTAAGAGTTGAGGCTACGAATCACCCTTTGTGGGCGTAGCTCTTCAGCCACTCCTGCCGTGGTTGCGTTGGCTATGCTCTGATAGAGAGTCATCGTAGATGCCGTGCTAGCTGCGTTCACATTGAGCCACTGGTAGTAGTATCCGGCAGCCGTAGGCATCCATCCGGTTATCCAAGTAGCGTAGTACTCCTGCTTAATTTTGTCGATGTACGACATAACATTATCGCCGTAGTCAGGAGCAAGGCTGTACTGCCCCTTGCTTATGTTGGTTGTGTACGGCAACTCTTGATCGGGAAAGTCACCACCAAAGTAAGGGGAAACCGTATCGTCGTAGCCAGCGATTTTCAGCAGGTCAAGGATAGCGTTTCCCGCTTGGATGCCATCATAGGGATAGGATTCAACAATCCACGCTAGGTCAAAATCACCGCTCCGGTCTTTGCCGGTGTACACATAAGTAGCCCAACTTGCCGTTGTGTCACGATCCAGAAACTCAATCTTTGGAGGTGCAAGCGTACCCCTAAAGATATCTTTATAGGTCACCACTCCCGGATAAACCGCAGGCCCATCACCAAGAGCAATCCTTACCGGTCTATCGGATGTAACGTTAGGCTTTTGCACTCCGGCATCTATCAACGACTTTGCGATAGCACCGATCGTACAAGTGGCTTTGCCATCTTCGTCTACCGCCATGCTTAGACTCTGGATGTACTGTGTAACGTCAACCGTGCCATCGTAGGTAGCACCAACCGGGGCATCGTACACCGCTTCAGTCGAGTACAAACCAAGTGACCCGGTACCGGCACCAGTTAGCGTAACCTTTGCCCGCACATTCTTAATGACACCGTTAGGCGTGTATGCCGTACCGTCTGCCTTCACTACCGACCCGGTGAACGTATAGACACCAAAGCCGACATTATCCCCCGCATAGGTTGGGCTAAAAGTAGCACCAGTGGGTGGCGGATACCGCAGGGCTTTGATCTGAGATAGCACATAGCCGGATGTTTCAAAGTTGCACTTGGCGAGCTGCACCGTAGCCTGTCCGGTTGGAACCAACCAACTGAAAGCGGCAGCAGGCAAGATGTTATTTTGTAGGCCGGGGTCTAAGTCTTCAAAGACATGACTAAAGTTTGTACCATCGGAAGTTGTTACCAGTAGCTCCCGGCGCCGTGCTGGAATCATCATAATCCCGATGAAGTCCGAGCGGCTAGACTTAGATGTTTGAGCGCCTACCGCAGGGGCAATGTTAGAATCTCCCCGCTCATACGTGCCAACCACTACACCGGACTTGAAAACCTGAGCAGTACCGTTAGCGGCAAACCAGACTTCTACACTTCCAGCGCTACCGACACCCCAGCCGCACTTTAGAATAACACTCTTGTCTGTGTCCTTGAGTCCAGGAACGTAGAGGCTAAGGTAGACCGCTTGGTTGACACCGAAAGCGGTTGTTAGTGTAGCTCGCTCAGTGACATCCAAAGACTGCAAGTAGTAATCACCGCTTGCCCTGATCTGCATCTGCTTCCACTTGGCGGCAGTTATGAGGGTGTAGTCTGTCTTTTGAAACCTTGCATACGATCCGCTGTAAGTTGTACTCCATGCCGCCGTAACCGGTAGCGGGGCAAGCATCATCGTTAGCGTGGCAGGGTCTTGCCAGATGTTGCTACTGTTGGTTAGGTCTACCTTGGTACCATCTAGTGGAGCCATCAGCCTACCGAACTGCGGCCTAGGCTCAACGACATCAAACTCAACCTTTAGCTGGTGGATTGTTGCCATTAGAACCGTCCCATTATTCCGGGTTGCCCGTTGCGTCTACCTTCATCTCGAATCAGTCTACGCATTGCTCTTTCAAGGTCTGTGCCTGCTGGAATCAAGCCATTACCAAACCTACCGTAGGAAGCGTTCACGGCTCCAACCTCGGCACCTGTTAGGCCTATCGCACCCATCGTCCCGCCGCCTAAAGTCTCACGCCGTAGGGTCAAAGCGTCCGCCGTGTCTTTAGTGTTGTTTGCAATGCGGAGTAGCAGGTCTCCCATTTCACCAGCGCCACCCATGCCCGGCTCTTCACCAGGTTTGAATAAAGGGCCGAACGGCTTAGGTACCCCGCCAGCTTCAGGTGCTTTTGCACCTGCCATCTTTCCGATGATACTGTCTGCAAACTTTTTAGCATCCGCAAAGGGCTTGCCAAAGTCGACACCACCCATGATGTCGGTTTGGTATGTAAAGCCCATCCGCTTTTCAAGGTCAGCCATTTCTGCGGCTGCTCGTTCTTTTGAATAAAGCCCACTGTTTCTGAATGAGTCAATCTTATCGGCTTTGTCTACGAACTCTTTGTACTGCGGATCGTTGTAAAAAGGAATCTTGGCAAACATCTGCCGAAACTGATTCATGATGTTTTGGAACATCGTGCCTATGTTTTTGAACGTGTCAGAAAGTATGCTCGGTATTGACGCAGCTACGGAAATGATTGATGCTAGCAACTTATCTACGCTTGCTTGCACCTTGCCATCCGTGAACCCCTTCGTGAAGTCTTGCATAGGGCCGAAAAACTTTTCGGTAATGTCTCCAAGTACACCACTATCCAACATACGCCCTAGAAAGTTAGTCGTGTACTCGATGTAAGGAGTCAAGATAGTTATCATTTTCTCCCCAATCTTACGCATTGTCATTTCCCAAGTGTCTTCTAGGGATGCTAACTTTGTAGCGGTGTCATTCTGCAAGCCGTCTAACATATTGGAATATTTAGTGTCGATGATATTCACAAAGGCTTGGAACACCTTCATCTCTTGACCCTGTTCGAGGCCGCCACCCCTGTCAAACTTAACGCCTTGCTTGGCAAAGTCTGAACGGTTCATACCAAACATAGAGAGCTGCCCCATGTCTGGAATCTGGCCACCTTTCAACTGCTGAACCATGTTCAGTAACGATGCTAACTTCTCTTCACTAGCACCAAAGGCAGCGCCCAAGTTAGCAAGCCGTGGAAGCATGGCGTTAGTTTCAACGCCTGTTGCTTCAAGCCCTACGGCAAGGTTTGCTAACTGGCTAAAGGTGAAGGGGGAAGGCCCGGCAACCTTCTTGACCATGTCTAAGACTTCAGCGGCCTTCTTGCCGCTACCGGTGATGGCGGTTAGCCGTGAGTTGAGCGATTCAAAAGATACCGCTGCATCAAAGGCAGTTTTACCAAGCATACCAAAGCCGGCAATGCTTCCAGCAACAGCCACGCCACCAATACTGGCAAGAGCGGTGCCAGCACCTTGGGCTTTTTGTGCGACTTGACCTAACCCGGCTTTAACTTTATCAAGGGCAGAAACAATCTGCCCCATGCCATCCACGCCGAGCTTTACGGTTAGTTGTGCTATTGTCAAAAGATTCCCCTTGTTGCCTTAATCATATTGATCTCGTGCTTTTCTAAATCCTGAGCAATCACAGCAACTTCCCAAATCTGCTCCAGCGTTAGGTCAACCTCTGAAGGATGACGGTGTAGGTATTTCACGCAGTAGTACGCGATAAGTGAGCCTACACCGCCGAGTCGTTTTTTGCTTCGTCTACCTCTTTGGTAACCGACACATCAATATACTTACCAATGAACGACCAGTAGATAGCGTAGAACGCTTGCGTGTTCTTCCGGCTCAGGTCAAGGAGTACACGAATGAAAGCGGCATCGCTTGGGTCATCCATATCCGGGATGTAGCACTTGCCAATAATAAGACAGTTGACCAAAAGGTTTGGTGCCATCTCAGCGTATGACATCCTGATTTTCTGTAGCTCAGTTGCATCCGGGAAGTAGTCTGCCGCCTTGGGCTGCCGGAACTTTACTATCGCTCCTTCACCAGCCCACTCGCTCAGGTCTACTTCTAGGATGCCGTGTTCTACTTCAGGGGCAACCGCCTTGATGGCCTTGATTCCCATTATGCGGAAGCCCATGCGGTCGTTACGCCGTTAGCACCAAGCATGATTGTTGCTGTCTCTGTGACGGCTTCACCTGCCGCAATGCCGATACCGGTAGCGGTAACAACACCGATGTAGGTCTTGGCTGTAAGAGCGCCAGGAGTAACCACAATCTGGCAGTAGTAACCTTCCTTGTTGAAGAAGACCGGGGAACCATCGGCTTGTGCTGTGCCGTCTACCAGTAGCTCGATGTCGATTGAACCGGATGCTTTGGTAACCTGCATCTTCTTCGTGGTGTCGCAAAGTGCCGACACATCAGCGGTATCTACGCTTGTAGAAATACGCACCGACTTAGCCAAACAGGTGTAAGTGTTAGCGGTGAATGCTGAAGGGGAACCGTCCTGAAAGCCACCAAAGGCGATGGTTACAACACAGTTTTCACCGACCAAGCCGAATGATTTTGTAAATGCCATGTCTACTCCTACTGCTGGGTCAAGCAGCGATAGACCGCTGTCACCCCGTAATCCGTCCTACCACCATCAGATAGTACAAAGGTTTGATCCGTTGAAGTCCTGCGGACATAAAGCCGTGGGGTCGTGCTGGTCACCGTCTGATTATCCAAAAGTGTATCGATGCGAGACATGATGGTTTGAATCCTTGCCATGCTCATTGCACCGCTTTCAGTATCCCACACAGTGATTCTGTAGTTAGGCGTGGTGAATACACGAGCGCCGCACAGGGTGTCTTCGTCATCACCGCTTGCACCAGCTCGACTAAAAACCACGTAAGGCACCTGCACCGGTCGGCGTGATACCGGGTCGGTCTGCGGTGCTACAGTGTTATAGATGCCCATCTGGAAACCGTTAGGTTGGTTATCAGGAGCAAGCAAACCAAGTAGCGTAGCGTCCCCGCTCAGGGTCTCGTAAATCCATTGTTCGATCACTGCCGGTTCGTATGCCATTACTTACCCTTCAGCACCACGGTTAGCGCTTTGACAAATGCCGGTCTTACGTGCTGTAAGGCTGGATCTAAAAACGGGCGTGGCGGGACGGTGTTGCCGCCCTTCGATGTCCATCCGAGTTCTAGTGGCACTGCATACTTTGCCATTGCCGCAACCTCAGCACTGGTAGCCGTAAGCATTCGGTGCATGATGGAGTTCGCAAGGAAGCCAGTATCAGAGTTTGGCGGTGAGCCTGGAGGGCTTGACCAGTGACCCTTTTCATACTCACGAAACTTACCGCTGTTTGTCTTGATGCTACGCTTTGCGGTGCTTTCGACATCTGCCGCAGCTTTACCCACGATCTTGTTTATCTTGCCTAGATTCGCCTTGTAGCGGTCTATGCCGGTAGTCTTGAGGGATACGGTTACACTCATGGTGCCAGCACCTGAATCTGTAAAGGCCCAAAGCGGCGTACTGTGGTGCTGACCGTGAAGGATATCGTTAGCCGGACATCTGCCGCTGTACCGTAAGCCGCAGGGTTCAATACGCTTAGGATGCCTTGAGCGCTGTACTGCTTGGTCAAGGTCACGCTACCAGATGGAAAGGTATACGTGGACCCGGTCTGGATGTTAGTAAAGGTTGCCCCAAGCGTACCGGTCGTGATGTCTACCGGGCTTCCCAGTTCGTCAACCAAGCGAACCACGTAGGAGTGCCAGTCTCCGACCCATGCGGATACCTGTAGTACTTGCTGAGGGTCTTCTGTCAAATCATAAATCAATGCCATTAGATGTCCCTCACATAGATGCGGAGTGGGCCGAAGACCTGCGTGTCAGATGCCCCGGTGGTTCGTGTGATCGTAGCCGTGTAGGTCCCTGGAGTGTTGGTCACGGTCGTGTCAATGGTAAACGTTGCCCGCCCATCAGCTGCATAGGTTGCCGTACAAGCGTACGTGTCTACCAGCGTAGCACCAGAGTTGTAGACCTTAGCCGTGACCGTTGCTGAGGTGATATCAATCCCGCTACCATTGTTATCTACACACTGGATGTCGATTCCGTGCTGTGCGCCGGTCTGGATGTCCAGCGGATCAGAAGCCCCAAGGCCATCAGCCCTAACCTCAAACGGCCCCATGCGCACCAGAGCGGCAGAGGTTACCGGGGTCACCAGTTCAGCGTTCACGTACTGCCCAAAGGTGCCAACTGTTGTATGGCTTGCCCGTGCCTCATCCCACACCGCCGCCGCTGTCTGCGCTGCCGTCAAGCCACCACTGCTGAGTGTGACCGTCAGCACCGCGCCGTTCGTACCAGAGGCACCTCTGACCACAATCGTGACATCAGATGCACCAGCGGCAAATGCCGCGTTAGGCACATCCAAACGATACACGCCCGGCACGAGGGAGGACGATATCTCAGCAAAGCCACCTGATGACCACGCGCCGGTAGGTGTCTGCGTGACCAGCGTTATAGCCACCGGTGCTTCTCTGTTGCGGACGTAATAAGCCGCTAGACCAGAGGATGCAAAAGTCAGACCCGTTACGCCTAAATACAACTCGATGGATTGTGATGTGCTAGCAGGAGCGATAGTGATGGTTGACGCGTTGCGCTCAGTTGGTAGGTATGGCGGAGCGGACACAATTGAATTACCCAGTATTAATTGATGCTCATAATTTTCGGTCGTGGTGATTGTCCAAACACCAGTAACCGGCGTTGTTCTTCGCGCTTTTGCAAACTGCCAGCCTGTATCAGCCAACCAGTCAGTAACGGCATCTACGGATATTTGTGAAGCAAACTGAGTAGTTGACGGACAAACCGACCCCCAGTAATAAGTTTCACCCGCTGTTAAATTTACTGCTGTATCCCAATATGTGTCATAGATTGCACGTCCTGTAACATTGTCAAATTTAGGTGTAGCAGAAGCAATTACATTATTTGCTGAGTCATATAACCTAACGGTCTGTTGTGATAGTCCATTAAACTTATTGCGTATACCTAAGCATTCAATAGATGTAAATTGACCAGATGGAACTATAAATCTTGCGCCCTGTTCGATGTTGCTTGCAAGGTCGTCAGCGAGCGGCATAACAACACCGTAATACGCTTGGGATGATGTTCGATATCCCAAAACGTAATCACCTATCCCTACAAAGTTTGATGCTCCTTGCCTACCGGTAGTTGGAAAGAATGCAGCACCGCCAGCATATGAACTTGTGTTATATCCAGAAAAGAAAATCTGTGTACTAGAATTAAATGTGCCACTTTGAGCGTTGACAACAATTGCATAAAACGTGTTTTTCGTAAGTGTGTAAGGGGTTGTTAATGTTATCCACTTGGATGCCATTGTGGTTGTATAGGTTGTAACCGCTACATCTTCATATGCTAACCACGTACCATCAGGCAGACTGCCCATAGACCCACCAGACACAGTCTGTATACCTACACGTATGGTTCCAGTGGCTCCTGATGTACGATAACCGGGAGCACGAATTGCAGTGATTGTGTGATTTCCAGTTGCCTTAAATGTATTAAAAGTGTAATGACCAATAGCCCAAAATTGAGCAGCATTAATAGTTAGTACACCTTGTTTTACTGACCATTCTGGTCCTTGATAATTAGGCATAAGTAGTCACCACATTTTCTACGTTGTCAGTGTCAAGGACTGCCGTACGACCGACAATGTTATCCTGCATCCAAAGCATCAAAAGAAGCATCTGGAGTTGATTATCGGAACCTGATGCCGCTCGAATAACAGCATCTTGCAACTGCTCAACCGATGCATAAAAAACGCCGGTGTCAGAGAATACGCACATCACGCTACCGTCTTCATTGACGTTAACAGCGGTAAGTGTTTTGGTTTGCGTCATTTGCCCACCTTCAAACTGTTCGCCCCTACACCCTTGAATGGCATCGTCAAGAACGCCAACACACTACTCACCGCAGCGGAGACACCCGCCGCTAGCGCTTTCGAGCCGTACAGTGCCAGCACTGCGCCGAGCTCGCTGAGGTCGTGTGCTTCGGATGTGCGGATGCCATCGCCAAAGACCGAGGTGAAGGCAGCTGTAAAAGCCACGATCACAACGACCACTAACCGCTTGATTGAAATGCTACCCATGTCGTGCCTCCAGTGCGGCTACTCGCTCGCTCAGTCTTGCTATCGCTTTCTTGATAATGACTAGATCCGCTTCGGTTTGCTTGGCATCATGAACCAGAATCCTGATGTCGGACTTGATATCAAAAAGCATTTTGTACAAGCCGCTGATACTTGCTATCAAGGGAATGACTATCACCGCTCCAAGTTGCATCCATTCTGCCATCATGTCCGCTCCACTAATCCTACGTGCTGTACTAATAATTCAGTTTGCCCAAAGTCAGTCCCTACAACATCGTAGTAGCGGCTATCATCGCCTACCCGGTAGACCCGGTCTTGTGCCATCACGTCAGCACCTACAGCGATAATCAAAGTCCACTGGGCAGATGATGCTATGCCACCGCCTACGATTGATTCTGTGTCGCTCTGGTTGGTTAGCCTGGCGTTGTACTCGGCAACCTTGCGCCACGTCTCAGTAGCCCCGCCCCTGCCGTCTTCGGTAAGCGTGAAGCGGTGTATTTCTACCCGGTCTTGGCAAAGGTTGCGAACCATGCCGGCTTGAAGCGTAGCGCGGAGGATAGGACTCATGCGAACACCAGAGGGCGGTATCGTTCAGCCATGCTTAGGCAGTGGGCTTTGAGTTGTGAGAGCTTGACATCGCTTGTGCCTTCCTTAGCATCGATGTCGCTTGCACAACGGCTTGCCTTTATCATCCATGCTTGGCGGGTTGCTGTCCTGACATCGTAGCGCTCTACATTGATCGGCCCTTGGTCTACCCACATCAGGGTAGGGTCTCCTGTACCGTCTTCCAGCGTGTAGCCTTTGACTTGGTACGGAGAATAGACAGGGTAATCGGGTTGTGTTGTGCCTGATGTTCCAGCCACCCGGCACTCGTAGACCCGCCCGTTGGGCGTTGTAGGCACTACACGGTCACCGACAGCATAGGTGGTAGATGCTGTCCAAGTAGTGAACCGGGAGAAAGAATCTAGGATACTTCCAATGTCGGTGGTGGACATCTGCGGATAACTTTGGGCATCCACAAAAAGTGATACCTGTGCTATCGCTTCGGCTCGCGTCATCATGGTTTCAGTATCCCACACAAAGGAAAAGCCCCCGGCAGACGTGCCGGGGGCTTGAGATAGAAACCGCTAGGCTTATGTAGCGGAAGAGATAAGACCGATAAAGGAACCAGTAACGCGGTTTGCAGCAACGGTGTCATAGTTACCTGTATCAAAGGCATTGACCGAGAACCGCTCAGTAGCCTTGAACGCCCAAGAATCTTGGATGAAGTAAGGCTGATCGGAAATCTCAACGGTGATACCTCTACGGTCACCGAATGCAACACCCTTGCTGAGGTCAGCAAGGAAAGCCACAGGGCTAGATGCAGCAGGGGATGCAATCATGTTCTGAACAAACACGACTGGGTAACCATACAACAATGGCTGTACGCCATATGCATTCTCAATTGCCGAGATGTTGTTACCACCCAGAGCGGCAAGCTTGTCAGCAATACCGGTGTAGAAGAAGTTTTTGTGCATATACCACTTTGGCGTATCGGCATAAGTTGGAAGCTTTGCAACCATTGCCTGAAGGTTGGCAAGTGTGAAAGGTGTCCATGTCGAGTTAGTAGTAGCAGCACCAACAACGGCAGATGCGATATTACCGTAGTTAGCAGCGGTACCACCTGCAAGGTCGGTAAGCGCACGACCGATACCAACCAGACCAGATGCATCAGTACCTGTACGAGCGGAGCTGAAAACAACGCGGTCTTCTTCACGGGCCAGGTTGTAGGCAAAGTCACGCGCAAGAGCGTTGCCGATGTCGACTACGCTATCCTCGTTCAGTTCCTTGGAAACCTGCGTAAGGATTGCAAGTTTCTTGGCTGTAAGGCTAATCTGCGCAAAGGTCATATCACTAGCCGTAATGGAGGTATTTTCACCCGGGTAGTAAACCGTTGTGCTTGCAGTGGCATTTGGAACGAGCTGCACATCCGACGACATTGGAACTATGCGGCAGTTTGCACGAGCAATACCGAACTGCTCACGCAGGTAAACCAAGTCAGAAGCCAGTAGGTCAGGTACAAGGAAACCACCGAGGTTGTTAGTGCCTTCGCTCTGTGCCTTCAAGTGTCCGTTGGACTTCAGCCATTCCTGTGCAGACTTGTTA